AGATGCAATGAATAGTCGAAACGACCATCTTCTTTTCGGGGATCAGCCTAGCCAGTGGTTTGCCTGAAAACAGGCATAAAAAAACCGCCCAATAAGGACGGTTTGATTAAGAGTTAAAATTTAGTTGCGTTTATATTCGACGCATTCTCGCCTTGGCTGTGGGACTACCACCTTGCCAACGAGCATTGGGACCATGCGTGTTTCAGTCTTCACACATTCCCATTCAGATTTATTTAAATCTATTTTTGGGCTTGTAGATTCTTGCCAGATCGCATATATGATGAAGCAAATAAGAGCCGAAGTAGCGATTAATACTATCAATATAGCAATCCTAGATTTGGTTTCATCTTTCATAGTTTTATCTATCCAAAAACCAATTCGCATAAAAAAGCACCCGGTTGGGTGCTATGTGGAAATTTGGTATTAAAAAACCGCCTTCTGGCGGTCAAGTGTCAAAAATAATCATTGCAAAACTTCTACTTTAATCGTTCCAAAACTTTTTGCTCGACTAGCTTTATTGCTTCACTAGGTGAGTCGGCTAATGCATAAACTTCTGCATGTTTTTGAATAAATTCAAACGCATCTATAGCATCCGTGTCACCTGCATCTAAATCATAAAAATTTGCTGCCATAGTTTCTGGGTTAACATTGCTATCGCTATAAATTGCACAAGCAATCCACGGTGTGGAGCTACTGCCTAAATACCGATACCATCCAACATAAAATCTATAAATGTTAAGCAAATCTAAATTCATAATAACCCCTTGTAGTTCAGATCATTATATCAGCGACCTACAAACCAGTTTGAATCAAAACCAGTTCTATAGAGCTTTGTTTCAGGCTCTCGCTCATTGCCGCGCAAACTTGTCACCGTGCATGAGTTATCAACCTCAAGAGCCTTTCGTACAGCCTCTTTTATTAAAGAAAGCTGCGCAGGGTTTGTGGTGTAAATATCAATTTGAATCGTTATATGGTCAGTTTTTGCCGGGCAATCTAAATGGTTTTGTGGAATTCCTGAAATATCTTGCCAGACTAAATAAGGTTTAACTGGTGCATCAGGTGCCAAGCCAAATTCATAAGCTCGCAACTTATTGCCTGTTTGCAGAAAGGATTTAACCTCATCACTGGCATTCAGCAATGCGAAAATAGGTGCTGTCATGTTACCCCGCTTAATGCTTTATTAATCTCATCATCAAAAACCTGAACAAACTTTGATGTGATTTGATCAAGATTTGTGGAAAGTGCAGGACGCATAAACGGTACGGCAGGGTTGTTCGATGAACCAAACTCGACCCAGCGCCAATGCCGTGTGTCTCCACCGCTTAAACTTGGTGGGTTTGGATTTGAGAACGAGGCGCCACCTTTTACACCAACCCTCATAATAATTTCGTTAGGGTTACGACTCTTTCCGCCGGCGACAGCAATGTTTTTGTGAATCTTCTCGCGTGTTTTTGGATCATCAATCGCTTTTGCATTTGTACGTGCCGCGTCTCTGGCAATATTCATTGCTTGACGTGCTGCCTTTCGTGCAATTTGCTTGGCTTTTTTAGGATTTGAAAGCTGATCAAGTTTTCGTTTTAACTGATTCATGCCTTGAATATTTAATTCGACTGTCATGGCATTCTCACAGGCATTAAAAAGCCCACATGAAGTGGGCGGAATTTGATGTCAGGTCGAGAGATTCGAACTCTCTTAAAAGCAGCATGGCTTAAACAATATCGCGAATATGATTAAACCACCGTATGTGCAGGGCATTTACCAGAATTATGCTACTACCTGACGATAATAATTATACATTATTTATTACATCCATTCCGCTTCACCTTCAGCAAGGTTTAAGGTCAACCACTCTAATCCTGATTGATTATCTGGAATCGGATCACCGTCAATCTTCCAGTACTTGCCACGGAACAGCACGCGCATGGTTGAATCGATCTGACTTGCTTTGATGCTATATCGAATCTTGCATCGCGCTGTCATGCTTGAATTAATGGCCTGAGCTTGAAGCTGATCTTTTGTAGATAACGCTTCGAGTTTCCCCCAAACTTTGGTGAATTCAGTCCAGATAATAGGTACATAACCTGTGACCTGGTCTTGCTCACCTTCTGTTTCGTACTCAATGGTGATTCGGTGGGGTAATTTGCCTGATTGCATAAATCACCTATATAGCTGTTGGTGTGCGATATGGATAAAGCAAAGCACGCACTGGGGCCGGCAAATAATTGTCAGTAATGGGTGAATCTTTGCTTGGCTCTCGATCGGTATCAAACATACCGACCATAAGTAGAACTGCATGCTTTACCACATCAGGATATTCACCCTCGAATTTATCAGTCACATAATTTAAAACCGCATTTTCAGCGGCCTTAATATACATTTCCAGCATCGGGTCATTATCATCAGTGTCATAGCGCAAATGCTCTTTAACCTCTGGCAAAGTAACTATGCTCATGATTCACCCCATTTCTTTTGCACCAATTTAAAGTTTTCATGATCAAACTCACCTAAATGAGCTTTTTCAACATGCCAAAGTGAGCCATTTTTAGTGACAAACTGCCCGATTTCGTACTGATTTTCAGATTTAAAAACGCCTTTATATAAGCTTTTCGAGTCTGCTTCAGTAGGTTTTGGCTCTGTTTTTGGTGCTGAATTAGTGCTAAATGGATCTTCTTTTTGATCACGTTTAGCCAATGCAGCAAGTGAATAATTTTGTTGTTGCATATAAACAGTATCGCCACCAGGTATTGGCAACAAACCAACCTCTACTCGTGCTTCATTTGGCGTTAGGATCGCAGCACCAACACCTTCTTTCAAACGTGCCATTTGTGATGTTGAGTCCATTCGAATTAGCACATTAATATTTAAAAATGCTTCCAATCCACTATCTAGTAGACCCAATCCATCATCCAATAAGTTTTCACGTGCTTCAATTGGACTTTGCAAACAGTCTGAATAGTAAATTTCATTTAAATCTGAAATTTTTCCTGTAGGTGTAGGTCCCAAACCAACTTTAAACAATGGCACATGGAAGACTGAACAAATGATTTCAGCCGTCATTTTTAATTGTTCAATAAGTTGTGAATCAGCAGCAGAAACGGTAATAGTTTGAAAAGTTACACCATCACCCAGCACAGCAGTTCCACCGAGATTAGCGCCTGAATAATTTGCATTCCATTGTTTGCGTAATTCAGCAGCTTTCTCATTGGTAATAGATCCAGGTGTTGTTAGTACACCAGAAGGCCTACTGTTGTTTCTAAACAGATTGCGAGAATTCTTTTGAATCTCAATACCCTGACCTGCTGCCAGTGAACACGCCATAATTGGTGTTAAGCCAACCAAAGGATGATAAAAACAGTTAATACGATCATGAATAATTTCAGATGCTGGAACGATTACCGATTCAGTTTGTGTTAAACGGTCATTGTTCAGCTGATAAAACACATTTCCATTATCGTCAATCAATGGCTTACACATATCTGGATTCAAGACTACCAGCTCAGTCACTTCGCCAAAAATATCACGGCGCTTTAGGACATAAGTATTTCCACGAAGCAAAAGCGATGTAGTCCAATTTTCACTGAACTGTTGCCATATCTGAAAGCGGTTCGGTTTTTTTAATACTCGGAACTTACTTGGTATTTCAGCATTAACAAGTACATCTTTTTCGCGCTTCTTTAATTGAATCGGCATCTTGCCAATATCTTGTGAAATTAAAGATACGCAAGCAAAAACAGCATGGTGTGCAGTTACATCTTCACGTGTTAATTCATCGTTCTTTTGCCATGCACCCGAATAGGGTTCTTGAACAAAAAGAGATCTCCAACCGCCACCAGATTGGACACCTTGAAGCGATTTTTTCTTAAATAAATTGCCAAAAATGCCCATTATTTACCGCCTTATTCTTCAGTTTTAACTTCTTTCTTTGGTTTTGGTGTTGTCTTTTTAGGCTCAATAAGCGCTTCAGCAACTCCTGTTTTAATCAGAATATTTGCTTCAAACTCGGTCACTTCACGTACTTCACCAGGATTAGCGTTGTGCATAATCTTTAAATATTTAATTTTCATAGACTGTTCCTATAGCTAAACAATTGTGATGCTTAGATATAAAAACAGCCCCAATTAAGGAGCTGTTTTTAGCAATTAAAATTACACACCGTAATTTAAGAATGCTGCTGCGATCGGACGACGTTTCGCCCATGTGATGAATTTCTCAACACGTACCGCAAACTTATTTTCTTGCCATAAGTGATGAGTGGTTCCACCATCAACCAAAGTCGCTTGATCCGAGTAAGACACATCAACACCACCATCTTGAGCAAGTAAGATTTCAGATGTTTTAATCAAGATAATTTTGTCACCAGCAGTTTGCGAGGTGATTACAGGAATACCCATTAATGTGCGAGCACCACGTAGGCTCATGCCATTGAAATAGGTATTACCCAATGCATCACGAAGTAAGCTAATTTGTGCTGCACGCGTTTCAGACATAATCAAATAAGAGCCATCGAGACTAAGATTTGCTGTAACGAAGGACTCAATCAGCTTAAGTAAATCAGCTTCATATGCAGCAGCAGTCACACCAGTGTTGGCGACTGCCACAACAGCATTCAAAACACCAGCGGGACGAATTGCACTTTGAGCGACACCATCAAGGAATGTGCTATCAATCAAAGTTTTTGATGCTTCAATTAAATCATCACGAACCAAAATATCTACAGCCGGATCAGAACGGCGCATTAATTCTTGAGTGTAAACAGTGATAGCAGCAAGCTTATGTTCTTTTATTTCCACTTCACCATAAGTTGGATTCGTTAAAGGTTTTTTAGCACCTTCACCGACCCACTGGGCTTGACCACCAGTAAGCTGGCTTGGAATTTTTGAGTTAAATGGTACAGCGCGGAAGCCACTGAGTTGATCAAACACGGTGGCAGCGCGAAGCATTTCAACGAACTCACCAACTAAACGGTTTTCAGTAACCAATGATGCTGCAAAACCACCATCTGTAGTTGTTCCAAGTGTTGCTTTGGTAATAAGGTCTTGAACTTCTTCATTGAAACCAAGCTGCTTAGCTTTTTCTAAAGGTGATGTATATCGACCTTCTTTTGCATCTAATTGTGCACATAGTTTTGCGCGGGCATACTGGGCAAAACCCACACCCTTGGGTAAGTTTGATTCAATGGTAATCACTGATTTCTTTTTCTTACCATCTTGGTCTTTTGCACCCTCTTCATTTTCACCATTAGGTTCAATACCTGTTTCTTCGGCATGTTTCGCTGCCGCAATCTGCTTTTTGACGCGCTCGATATTTTTTTCGATCGCTTCAATTTCTTTTTCAACCGCTTGAATTTTCCCCTCAGTCTCTTCATCTGGAGTGGAACCACCATCTAAAGACTTAGTCATATGACCTTGAAGTTCTAAATTTTTAGCATGTAACGCATCAAGCAACTGTTTTAAATATTTATTCATACTAATTTCACTCCACCCTTTGTTGGGCTATTTAATTTAACGACTACGTGTTTTTGTTCAGATGAATCGCCATCTGGAACGGTCTGAGGTTTTTCGCCCAACGCGGCTTTGTGTTCCTCAAATGCTTTTGAATATTCGATACCGGCTTCGCGATTGCATGGAGTGGTCACAAGAGAGAGTTCCAAGAGCTCCCACTTATTGAATTTAATACCCCCACCCTTTAGCATTTCCGCGTCATTCCAGTCAGCATTAAAGCCAACTGATAAGCCGGTAATTAATTTGTATTGAATGCTTTGGTACGCTTCATCGACACGATCTTTTAATGCGCCAGCTTCTTTGATTTCAGGCAAACTAAACTCAACGTCGATTTGATCTTGTTGAACCGTAATTTTGGTTACTTGACCAACCACAAGTTTTGCTTCGTGATGAAGTAAAAGCGGTGTTGGTAAAACATACTCAACACCGCTTGGCACCATAATGTCTTTTACGCGATCAGGATTAGCAGTACTTGCTGTGCCCTTAAATGTTCGCGTTTGCTCATCAAAACTTTTAATTTCAAATGAGCTATAGTTTTTAACCAGAGCAGACATAGCCCCTCCAAAATGTAAAAACCGCCAATGAAGGCGGTTATATGAAATGTATTTCGTAATCTTTATTTATCGGCTCGGGGTTAAGACTGAGCAATGCAACTGCATTAAAAGTAGCAATCAAAGGGTCAATTTTTGCGGTGCCTGATTCCTGTTTAGAGATCATCATGCCGTTGCCCTTCATCACGATTCGCGCATTACCAGCACACCAGGTCATTAAGTCTTGACCTGCATGATATAAATTACCTTCCGCTAATTTACGTTCAGTCGTTTGAATGTACCCGGCTAACTTGTAGCCCTGTGCAACTGCAATCATTTGTTCTTGTGGAATACCAACAGCAAGTAATCCATCTAAAAGACCACCAAGCCCCAAAGGATCTAGACCAATCTTATCGAGCTTGCCAGAGTCATAAACTTGCTTTGCATATTGGGCAAGCTGAGTGATATCAGGCCCTACTGTGTCTACAATGGTTAGGCTTTCTTCTTTTTCAAAGTCTAAATACTTGGGTGCATTCTCTTTACGGCGTTCTAAAGCAATTCTTAAACACCATGCATGATTCCAAAGCCACCATTTGCGGCTCTTTGCATGCCGACCTAGTACAGCAAATCCGAGCAAATCATCAAGACCACCACCATCGATACCCATGGTAATCACGTCTGATTGCTCTATTAACTTAGATAAGGTGAATTTTTTAGCCTGTTGCAGCCAATATTCAGCACCTGCCCAACGGTTTGCCCTAAGGTTCATGCCGATTTCGACATTTAAATGCTTGGCCAAGAAGTCTCTTAATGATTCTTCGCCAGCATCCCGAACTTTATTGAACTCAGAAATCAGATAATCAACATCAACTGAGGCACCCAAATTTGGATTTGTGATGTAGAAATTTTCAGTCTTTAGGTGCTCACCTGCTTCAATCATCCATTTTGGAAATTCATAAATTAAAGGCAAAAATCCTTTATCTATTTTTATTCCATCACGAACATCACGTGCATAATCCAAAAGTTGCTTAAATACACCGCATGGCACCTCATCTGACATAGTTGAAAGGTAAATAACACAGCCTTCAGGCCGCGATGCCAAACCACCTTTTGCTTCTCGAAACATTGATTCAGCATTGGCACGCTTACCAAAAAGCCAAACCTCATCAATCAAAATAATTGATGCCTTTTTACCTGCTGCCGCATTGCTTTCCGCTGCAATAACCTTAAGTGTGGCATTGGTGCCTAAATTGGTAACTGTTTTTGTATGCTCAGATACGTTAAACATTTCCTGAAGCTCAGGATCTGCTGCAATGAAGTCACGAATTGGGTTAAATGAGTTGTCAGCAACTTCTTTGGTTGGTGCGAGAATAATTAATTCAGCTGATAGTCGATCATTTAAGATCAGAGCTACCATCATTATTCCAGCAGCAATCGTAGATTTAGTATTTTTCTTGGAAATAAGTAAGAAGAATTCACGGATTAAACGCTTCTTTTCTACTGGATCATAAGCACCAAAAATAGCTGCAACAAAATCCAGTACCCATGGCAATGTGACTTCACCCATTTTCGGGCTATCCATCACATCAACCAAAATTAATTCATTAAAAATTCTTAATGCTATTCGTGCCACTTCTGGGAATAGTGGATCACATGGCATGAGCGATTGTTTTGCAACGATACGCTCCTCCCAGTCTGGGCGAGCGGTCGTCCATTCTGGGAGCATTGCTGACATAAATTTTACTCATAAAAAAACCACCTTTCGGTGGCTTTTAAAGCGGTTTTAATTCAATGTTAATTCGTGCCTGGTATTCATAATTTGTGGCATCTTCATCTAAGCACCATTCGGTACTCAATACCTCATATCTTTTATCCTTAAAGACACAACGACTGCCTATTTG